ATCGTTGATCCTCATCAAAACATCTCCCCCTGTGCCGCCACCTGCCCCGCATCCCCCTTGCCGCAGATCATCTCGATAGCCCGGCTGCTGATGGGCGCGAACTTGATGCCGATCTCGTAGATGGCCTGCTTGCCGGAGCAGCCCTCAACCATCGTCAGCCGGTCGAACTCAGCACGGATCGCGCGGTGGCGCAGCTCGTCCCTCGCGGCCTTGCAGGTGGGAATGTCGAGCACGTCGCCCCCGTAACGCGCAGCCAGCGCCCGCATGCCGTCCTCGCCGACGATGGCGGACAACTCGGCCCAGCGCCTGGCCCCGGCCGGGTTGTGGTCGGGGCGCTTGGGTATCATCAAGGTGCAGCCGGGCCGGGCCGCCAGCAAGTCGCAGGCGGGCGCAGCGCCGAGCACCTCGATCAAAGCCCGTGCCGTGCCGGGCAAAAGGCCATGGATGGCGGGGATGTCTTCAGGCTTCACTGCCGCCTCTTGATATGCTTGGCCAGCGCCGCAACGATGCACCACAGATCGTGCTCGTCGCACAGGCGCAGGGGCTTGGCCACGCCGCCGGCCATCTGGCGGGCGATGCCCTCGATGTAGGCCACCTGCCGCCCCCGCGCAATGCCCGCGCCCTTCGGCCCGGCCAGCATGATCAGCTTACGAAGCAGCGGTCGGCGCGATTCGGCAGCGGTATCGACCCACGACCACTCATGCGCGGGCGGCTTTTGCACACCCAGCGCCGCCACCACACGCGCCAGCGCCGGGCCATCCAGCTCGCTCGCCGAGCGGTGGCCGGTGCGGGCGTAGAGAATGTCGCGGTAGGTGTCGTCGTCCCATCCCTGCTCTTTTTTAATGCAGTGCAGGCGGGCGAGCAACTGGTTGCGTGTGGCGGGCATGGTGGCGGGCATGGTGTCAGGCAGCGGCGTCCGCCAGCTCCACCTCGAAGGGCTTGATTACAAAGTCCTCCGATTGCTCGATACGAATACCCGGCACACTAACGACGGCATCCGGCTCGTTGAGTATAGCTTCCTTGTTAATCTCTTCCTTGACGCGCAAGAAGCGATCCAGCCCGCGACGCCGCAAGGCATCCATCACCGCTTCGGTGCCGGTGACGCGCACCGACGGCGGGCGCACACGCCACTGCACCTCGCCAGCGGGGAAGGTGGCCGTCTTGACTTCGCCCTTGAGCAGCTCGGCGCGGTGCGCTTCGCACCACACCTGCACCCCCTGGGTGATTGCCTCGATGCGCAGGCGATGCGGCTCGGCCTGGGTTTCCCAGTGCGCCTTGATCTCGGCCAGCGCGGTGTTCATATCGGCCTCGATGCGCTGTAGTGCGCGATTGGCCTCGCCGATGTCGGCAATGGCAGCCGAGACCTCAGCGGCGTCTTTCGGCACAGCAACGGCGACGGCTTGCTTCTTGATGCGGGCGGTCTTGCTTGTGGTGTGCATGCGGATTCTCCTTTTCAGTAACGCACGGTGGCAGGGGTGTCAAAGGGGGTGTTACTCTTGTGACGGCAGTAATCGCACAACCGGTTGTGCGGACCGTCGGATAAAAAGACCTTGCCGCAGCACATGCACTTGCGCTGGCCGCGGCCGGACAGCTCGCGCGGCTTAGCAACCTGGTCGTTAAGCCGCGCATAGACGGTGCTCTCCGCCAGCCCGGTCAGCACGGCGATCTCGCGGTAGCTGGCGCCCGCGGCGCGCAGGGCGTAGATGTCGTGGCAGATAGCGCTCATACCTGCTCCACCGCGTTGCAGCCCTCGACAAAACGCGCCAGGGCACGGATGTCGTCGGCATCAAGGGTTATGGTCTCATCCCCCTTGGCGATCACTAGCGAATGATCCGACCACCAGCCGAAGCGGGCTGGCTGCCTGCGCAGCAGACACTGCGGTATAGAGTGTCCAAGCACCTTGATCTCTGGAGCATTCATCAATGCACCCCCCGCGCGGCGGCCTCAATGCGCTGCAACTCGGCCGCTGCGCGCGGCAGCGACCAGCGAATCTCGCAACCGAAGCGGCTGGCGACGAAATCAACCACCACCGGGGTGAGGCGGCGCACAGCCGCGTCACTCCAAAGCGGGCTGCCAATACGCGGCGGTACAAGGTCGATCACTACCTTGCCGGCCGTGATCGTAACGACCAGCACGGTCTCTCCATCCAGAATCAATCGTTCAACACAACGCGCTGTGTCGAGCTGCCCTTTGACAAGCAGCGCATTGAGCGCAGCGCGGTCTTCGTGCCCCAAGCGGGCCGAAGAGAGGGAAGATGTGTTTTTCTTCATGGCAAACCTGTCTCCTTAAGGGGCTTCATGGGGCAGCGCTGGCAAGCTTGCCAGGCCGCGTGGCGGGCGTTACCGCCATAAGGTTCGGGGGCGTGGGCACGTCGGCGGCAGTGGGCGACAGGCACTTCCTCGCCGTCATGCGGGCAGATGCGCAAGCCCTGATAGCGGTCGAAGATGGCGGCTTCGAGATCGGTGGCGGCGCCGTAGCTGCCATTGACATAACGCGACAGCGCCGGGCGCGAGTAGCCGAGCGCCTCGGCCACGCCCGCCAGCCGGCGCGGGTGCGCGGCGGCAGCGGCCTTAACAAGGGCAAGGGCCTCAGACATGACCGGCCTCCATCGGGTAGGCGATCTGCGCGTTCGGGTCATACACCTCGCCGCGCGATGCCCGCCACACCGGGGCCTTGCGACCGCAATCAACCGCCAGCCGGTAACGCAGGCAGCCGTTGCTGGTGGGCTTTTCCGGCGCGGCGCGGCCCTCGGTACTGAGGATGCCGGCCTTCGCCAGCGCCCGCAGGTAGTGTCCCAGGTTGCTGGCGGCATCTTTTTCGCCACCATCGGCAACAGTGGCGAGCAGCTCGGGCAGGGTAAACACACCGTGCCGACGCATCACCCACCATGCCCGCTGACGAAGACCGATGGTCTGGGTGCGCAGGGCGCTTTGGCCGAGTCTCATGGGCATGGCAACCGACCTCACTTCTTCACCCGGTTCAGCACGTCCTCGCACAGCCGCAGGCCCTTCACGTCGGCGGCCGTCAGGGCGGGGGTGCCCTTCTTCGCCGCCACAGCCTCCAGCAGCCGCCCGGCGTTGGCCATCAGCCGGTAACGCCCGCGGCTTTGCTCATGCACAACGCGGGCGATCTCGGCATCGACCTTCACTTCGCACAACTCCCCCAGATACACGCCCACATCCTCGACACTGGCGGGCCTGAGCTCCGGCGCGGCAGAGATGCGCGTGGCAATGTGCGCCAGGCGCTCTTCGCCAAAGCGGTGCGACTCGCTGGTGTGGGCCACCAGCACGAGGATCACGCCGGCGCGCTCGGCAATGCGGCGCAGGTATTCGATGCACTCGGCCTTGTTCGGCAGGCCGTGCTGGGCCTCGTCCAGGATAAGGGGGTAGCCGGCCCGCTTGAAGTATTCAACAAAAGCCTTGTCCTGCGCAAAGCGGCGCGGCTCCTTGATGCCGGTCTGGTCGGCCAGGTAGTCGCGCACGAAGCTGATGCCCATGCCAGGCACGCCGTCGATAAGCACGGCGTTACTTCTGGCGGCCCAGTGATCCACCGTGGTGGTCTTGCCGGTGCCCGGCGCGCCGGTCAGCCGCAGGATGCAGGCTTCGCGGCTGCCGCGATTCTCGACCATGCCGACGGCATCCATGAAGCGCTGGTGGTTCGATGTCTTGACGTAATGCTGTTTCATGCGTGTAAACTCCTGATTGCGTAGTGCAGTAAAAAAGGCCGTCGCGTGACTGCAATCACCCGGCGGCCACCTCTTTTAAGGGGGTGTCCCCGTCTTCGTCTTCGTCGGTGCGGCGCATGAAAAGCGCCACGGTTTCCATGTGGGTGAGTTCGCGCTCCTCCGCTGGCTGCACCGGCAAGAGGTCGATGATGCGCACATCCTCGACAGCCTCCGGCACACGCTCGGCGGGCAGGAAGTCGAGGATCGCGGCGCGCTGCTCGACGACCAGGCCCGGCACCGCCAGCTGCTCGGCCTCGATCTGGCGCTGCTTGTTGCGGACGCGTGCGCCGGCGCGCTTCTCCTCGGCGAACTCCTTGGCCGAGAGCGTGCGGTAGCCGGTGGCCTCGACGAATTCGGCGAAGCAGATCGGCTCGCCCTTGAGGGTCTTGACCAGCACCCGCCGCCAGTCGGTCATGTCGTAGGCGACCACAACCTCCTTGCCCAGCCACTCGTCGAGCGCCGCGTGCCGGTAACGCATGCCGCCGTAGGGGGTGACCGCGCCGCGCGTGACCTTGATCTGGACATGCGTCCAGAACAGCTCGACCAGGTGCCGCTCCAGCGCCGGGCCGTCCAGCTCGGGCAGGCTCGGCGTCCAGCCGGCGTCGATATGTTCCATGAGGGCCTCGAACGGCGTCTGGTGCCGCAGCCGGCCTTTCTCGTCGCGGGCGGTCTTGGGCAAGGCGCGGTGCGGCTTGTGGTTCCACTTCTGGCGCTTCTCCTCCAGCCAATTAATGGCCTGTTCGAAGCTGGTGAGCACCAGGCCCTTGTTGGTGCGTTCCAGCTCGCGGCGCTTGGCGTGCATGGTGGCCACGTCGCCGGCCTTGGCGGCACGCACCATCGCGGCGGTGAGCTTCCGGCCGCGCTTGAAGCTAAGCTCGTCCATGCGCTTGGGGTGCTGATAAGTCGCAAGTTCGCGGCTTTCCCGGTCCATCCATGTGTTGAAGTTCTCGGCGATGCCGTTGGCCTGGCTGTTGCCCACCGTTTGCGGATGCACGATGGTGAAACCGGCGCGATCAGCAATCGCGGTGGCCGGGTTGGTCTTGAATTTTTCGCTGTTCTTGATGATGCGCGTGCTGTCGGTCTGCACAAACAGCGGGCAGCCGCCGGCGCGGTAAGCGTTTTCGATGCAGCTGGAGATCACCTCGAAGTTCTCGGCCAGGCCAATGCCGAAGGGCGGCACGAAGCGCGTGGCCACGTCGTGGGCATGCCAGACTTCATAGGTGACATACTCCGCGGTCACAGGGTGCGGCGCGGTGAAGTGGGTGTTCCAGCCGTCGGCGTGGATCTCGTCCCAGGGCAGCATGCCGGCGCTGCTGCGGTGCTGATAGAAGGTGCGGCTCCTGAGCTGCGACCCGCTCCAGCGGCCCTTGAGCCGGTCGAGCATCGAGAGCTTGTCGACGGCGCGGCGCACGGCGTGGTAGCTGGGCGCGGCCTCGCCCCAGGCCGGCTGCCATTGCGCTTCGATCTGCTCATGCACCCACCCCAGCGTGCTGCCCTGCGGGCGCTGCAAGAGCGTGACCAGCAGGCCATACCAGGGTTTGATCTCCATGTCCGGCACGACCACCGCCGGGGCGAGCCGGCGGCCCTTGGACTTCTCGGCGATGAAGCGCTTGATCGACCGCGGGCTTGGCAGATCGTCTTGCCCCTTGCGTCCGCGACCATCCTTCGCGGCCCTGAGCATCGCCAGCGTGCCGGCAGGCAGCGTGCCGGCACGCGCCTGTGTCAAGATCGTGGTGATGGCCGCTTCCTGCGAGCAGCCGGCCTCGGCGCGCAATCGCACAATCTCGGCGATCAGCCGCTCGCGCGCCCATTCCACCTGGTTTTGCCGCGCGGTATTCTCGTGCGGCGGAATAAAAAAACCCGCCGGGCGATCTTGGCGCTCTTGGCGCTCTGGGCGATCTTGGCGCTCTGGGCGCCCTGGATGCTGCTGGCGCTCGGTGGCGGGCAAAACCCCGGCGGCTAAGACCGGGGCAGGAGGGTTCGTAAAAGTCGGCGTCGGCAAGACGGCGACCAACCGGGCAAGGCGATGATGCTGCACCTTCTCGCGCACCGCCGGCGGCAGTGTGGCCAGCGGAAAAAGCCGCTTCTTGCCGCCGCGTTGTGCTTGTTCGCGGTAGGGCCAGTCTCCCTTGATCGAGCGCTTCCGCACGACGCTTTTGTCAATCCCCAGCGCCGCCGCGATCTCGACGAAATCGGCCTCGGGTGCGGCCGCCACAGGCACCGGCAGACGGGCGTTCATGATACTATCCTCGCAAGATGATAGACAAGGTGACATGGCACCCGCTTACTCGGCGTCTGGTTGATCTGGAGGTGAGCCTGCGCATACTTCAAGAGCGGGTGGATGCGCCTCGTAATCCGCCAGCGCAATGAAAGCTGTGGTCCTCATTCCCCTTCTCCCATCACACTCTTGAGCTGCTTGATCTTCCGGCCCGCGTCGTCGCGCAGCCGCTCCAACCGGCCCAGCTCGGCATTCAGCGCCTCGCGCCCCACCAGCAGCCGCCCGCCGCGCACCCCCGCCAGCCACGCCGTCACAGCATGGGTTTCCGCCGCCGCCTCGAAAGCCGGCAGGTATTCAAGCGGGAAGCGCCAGCCCTCGCGGGAGGGGGCCGTCCAGGCATGCAGCTGATGCTCGGAAATCGGGTGGCCGATCAACTCGGTCATGCGCACGGCGATCTGGTGGGCGTTGTGCTCGCTGGCCTTGATCGTCTCGACCAGCAGCCGGCGCACCGCCAGCCCGTAGTCCAGCGCGCCGGGCAGCGAGGCCGCCGGTGCCGGCACCTCGAACAAGTCGCCGGTGAGGGTGTCGGCAGGGCGTTTCATAGCCGCCCCCCGATAACACGCGCATCGAAGATCATGGTGGTCTTGCCACCCCACTCGGCGGCCTCATGCAGACGAGTGATCGCTGCGACCATGTCCATGTTGCCGCCGGCCAGCCGCAGCGCCTCGCGCAAAGCCGCCGCCGACCGTTGCCGCGCAGCGGCGTGCCGCAACGCCTCCCTTAGTTTGAACAACGGAATGCGCCACATGGCTACGCCCCCGCCGTAAGCTTGCCATTGACGACGACCCGGCTGGCCGCGTTACACTGCACGGCACGTATCCCCCGCGGGCGCGGCTCGCCGTTCTCGTAGTAACGCGAAGGCCAGATGACAGCCGGCGACACGCCAATGGCTGCCGCGATGCGGCGTTCCGCCACCGGGTAGCTGCGCGTGAAGCACGAGCTAAGCGAGGTTGAATTCGTCAGGCCATAAGCCTTCGCTATGCCGGCGAGGGTAATGCCCTTCTTGTGCAGCGCGCACTTGATCTCGGCTGGGTGCCAGTCCTCTCGACTGGTTTTTTTTGCGGTACCTGTTGTCATGATTGCAACCCCTGTGTGCTTGTTCGATGAGTTACATCTTACTGCGCAAATTTGCACAGTGTCAACTAGGTTGACTGAGAAAATTTTCGCGTCGCACTTTAGCTTTTTCTAATATTCATGCTCGAACCGCGCAAACCCAGTCGTAGACAGGCTTTCAGTGAAGTGCGACACGCCGAAGCATGTCGCGCTTTCATGTCGCACTTCGGGCGCGAAAGTGCGACATGGCCATAGGAGAGCGGTTGAAGGTCGCACGGGCAGCGCTTGGCTTGTCTCAGACTGAGGCTGCAAACGGTTCTGGCGTGCCTGTTGGCACACTACGCAAATATGAGCAGGGGCCGAGCCTGCCTGGCGCAGAGGCCATCGCCGGCTTCGTGCGCCTGGGCATCAACGCCAACTGGCTGCTGACGGGGGAAGGGCCGATGCTGCGGGCCGATCAGCCACCCCAACCCGCCCCGGCCCCCAGGATCAATGCCGAAGCGCTCTCCGTCATGCTCGAAGCGGCCCGTATAGCCCATCCCAAGGCCGATCCAGCCCGCCACGCCGAATTGGCCGCGCGCTTCTACGCCCTCTCCGTCGATAACGGCACCGTCAGCGAGACGGACATCCACCCGCCCGGCGTGGCGGACGCCGCTTAAATGCCATAATCCCCCATCATGGGGGATCACTGGAAACGTGCATGGTTACTGGTCTGCGCACTCGAATGGATGCGCGCTGCAGGGGAGGACGACGGCCCGGATATGCTGTGCATCGTCGCGGTGGCCGGCTGTTTTCGCACCCTCCCCGGTAACGCCGTCAACGACCCCCCCGCGGCGCGGCGCGGTCTGGCGCTGTTTTGGTGGTGCCGCTATGCCAAATACCGCGCAAAACCTACCGGTTTCAGCCCATTTCCGCGCAAATTACACAAGCCAGCGATTTCAACCCCGATCCCGCCCAAACCCGCATGGTTGCGGCTCTTCCCAGTTTCGCCCCCCCCTCTAGCCCTATGCCAAAACGGTCACCTCCCCACAGAAGTTGAATCCTTTGACGCGATGGCCGTCGATTTCCTTGGGTGTGGTCAGTTTGCTCAGGCAGCGTGTTCCGGCCGAGAAATCATCGAGCGCGGACAGGAAGTCGAGGTAGCGGCGATTACAGCCCAGCAATATTTCGCGCAGATCAATCAAGCTGTAGATTGACTTCTTGACGGCGGCCAGTTTCCGGGTGGAATGTCCGTCCCGGTGTTCCACTTTGCGGTGGTGTTTGAAGAAGGAAACATCGTTGGTCGTGGTTTCGATACGCAGCACACGGCCAAACTTGTCGTACATCTTGACCGAGTGCTTGCCCAGACGATGCTTGAGGCAGACACCTTCGACCCGCGTAGAGAATCGGCTCTCGATTTCCTGCGCCACTTGCGGGGACATCTTCTTGCCGAGGAAATGCATTACCTGCGGTGCTTTCACCGAGACAATGGCCTCGCGAGAGATAGCTTCAAAGATTGGCTTCAGGCTTGCTTCCGAGCGGAACGCCAGATCAGTCGAGCACTCGACTTGCATCAAGCTCCAGTGGTAGGTCTGGTTGAAGACATCAGTGACCGGGCAGCACTGTCGGGCGTAACGATCAAGCACCCGGTGCAGCACGTCGGGCGACAGCTCATCCGCCAGTTGCTGGGCACGATCCCAATCATCGATGCGGATGAACGCATTGTCGGCCATCATGTAGCCAATCCCGGCGGCGCTCAGTTGGCGCGCCAGCCAGCTATGGCCGTTGCAATACACCTGGAGACGGAACGGGCACCATGTGGGCACACGCACGTACATCAGCCCCAGTTCGGCATCGATGAAGTAGAAGTAGTAGTGCAGACACTTGCCCGTCTTGGGACGCAGAAACGTTTTATGGGTACGCTTGTCATGCCAGGCGCTGTACGACGCACACGCTTCCATGACCGAGA